CAAAATTGCTGCCAGTTTTCATTAATAACCTTGTTGTTAGGAAACGGGATTGACTGCCCTATGTGAGCTGCAAAAGCAGCACTGATAGCAACTGCTATGTTTCTTTGCGAAGAGTCTGGTTTATGTTCATCACACCACTTTTTAGCCCAGCTCATTTTCTTATCTTGAGACCATGTTGCTGTATCTGGATCTTTTTTGTTCAGAAGCTCAAACTGGGTGTTAATTTGATGTGTAATATCGCTTGAAGTTTCTGGTTCTGTAGTATCTAGAGTATCTCTGTTAGAAATATTTGCTAATCTACTACCAAAAGTAACTTTCTCTAAATCTGTAAGCTCATCTTTAAAATCTACCAACAAAACATGAGATTGAAAAGTAGAATGTGGATGAATCTCGTAACCTTTAGCGAGAGCCCTACATCTGTGATTTCCGACAGAGACATAATATAAGTCATCAATTTTGAAAACAATTGGTAATCTTTTAAGTTTCTCTGATCTCACAAAGAAAGAATCATAAAGCTCATCAATTCTGTCGGCATTCTCAGAATGCTGTCGGCACTGAAAGTACTTGTAGTATTCATCTTGATGACTTGCTAGTTCATTAACAAAATCAATTTGTTGAACTTTCACAGAAATATTGTTATCAACAATATGATTCCAAATTAATCTTTGTCTTACGTCTCCTGAAT